TTCGTCAACGTTGCTACACCTGAAAAAGACGCTTCGGTTTCTTGGCGGTTCAAACCCCGGTAGCAGTATAACTCCACCCGCATCGCCGCCTTCGGGCGGCTTTTTCGTGGGTTTTCCGGTTTTCCGATTACACATTTCCCGGCGGATCGGGCGAAAAGTGTAATTTTTCCCCAACCATTGAAATTTTGTGTATGTTCTCCTCGGAACCCCTTATCACCGTGGAGGATATGTATATGGCCGAGATGTACGCCGAGCTTCTTGACGGCGTCGCTGCGCGGGTTGCGGGCATGGCCCGTTCCGGCCTTCCCGCCGTCAATGACGAGGAGGCCCGCGAGTTCGGGCGGCGGGTCGCCGATATGCTCGCCGAGGATTGGGGCGGTTCGTCAATCTATATTCCCAAGAACCTCGCGGCCCGGTTCCGCAAGCGCGACGCCACGTTGTACCGGGAGTTCACCGGGAACAATATCGCGGAGCTTGCTCAAAAGTACGGCCTCACCCAGCAACGGGTGTATGCCATCCTGAAAGCCGAACGCGCCCGCCGTGGGAGCGGGCAGCTACGGTTCCCCGGTTTGTAGCCGTTTTCCTAAAGCCCTTTCAAAGACGCCTCCATGTGTTTCTTCTACTGTGAAGGAAACACATGGAGGTTTTCTTTATGTTCAAACGTCTTTTTTCCGCCCGCCGCTGGCTTGCCCTGTGCGGCCTCGTCACCGTCCTGATCCTCGCTTTCCTTGCCGTCATTTCCCCGCAGCAGCTTCCGGTCATCGCCTACAAGGCCGGGCTCGTATCCTTCGCCGCGTGCATCGGCGTGTGGATCGACCGGGCCATTTTCCCCTATGCCCGACCGTCGGGGTATCTGAAAAAGGACTGGCTCCGCGAT